GCCCGATTGTGCTACTAAGACTTCTTCTGCCACTGGCAAAATTGGTCTTTCCAACTCAAGTAGAGGCGAACTGCAATTACCTTTATTGGTAACTTGAGCTTCCACAGTTCTTGGACTCTGCAACGAAACATCGTTATCAGCGTCCCGACAAATTTCTATGATACATTTACTTGTACATTTTTGTCCAATCGATTTGTTTTACCCATCATCTGTTACGATTATGCAGAGTGGGCCGGCACGTTTCTCACAGAACCCTCCGGAGACTAAAACATCTCGCAAAGCCTACACAGCTAGACAACGTCCAATTCTAGCGTATGCGGTATCCATATACGAAATGAGGAATTTGCTAAGCCTCAGTTCCCAACTGGCACTCGTTTTACGCCTGAGTTAGGCGGAGCTGTTTAAAACAAGCACGCTTCTGCTACCATCTTCTGGAAGCCTTCATCTAGACTATCAGAAGCAATGGAAAGCCAACCAGAAAGTGATTTCTCACTCCTGGCAACTGGCTTCCATCCATTGAATGTGTAAATACACGCCAAAATGTTAGCTTGAGGTTGCAATATTTGCATAACCTTAAAATACTTACGTGCTTGCTTACGAGCTTTATTGTCGAGATTCTTCGAATGCTTAATCTCTACCACTAAAATGTGGGAGACGCTATCGATAACTCGCATCATAATAAGGTCTATCTCTCCAAAAATGGAGATTTGTAGATCCTTAGCCATAAGGCCCATGTCAACATCTGACATAGCTTTGATGTAAAGCTCGCGAGAAAGTTCTTCATCCTCCGACGAAGATTCTTCCTCAACTCCGGACTGCATTTCAAATCGTTCAACACCAAGATATTCCTTGGTTTCTTGATCGACGTACTTTGCAATCCAATCGGCGACTCCTTCTTCATACGATCTGTCTAAAAGAGTCGTCATATGTGTGATGTCGTGTCTAGCAGCAATTTCTTGCATTTGCTTTCTCCTCATCTCATACACTTCGGGACCATGGTTAAACCATTCCCGCAACGCTGTATCAATATTTTGAGCTACTGCTTCACTAGGTGTCAAAGGTGCACCTTTGGGTCGCAAGTAATTATGTAGAGATTTGAATATGGAATCATCAGCCAGCGCGCCTAAATGGCGTTGCAAAACTGGATGATACACACTCGTTCTCTTCAAAAACTCAAATTGATCAGCATTCAAATATTCCTTTAATTCACTATTCTTATCTGGCATCGTGTACGTTTGATTGTACTTCGCCAGAAAGTTAGCAATTCCCTTGATCGTAAACTTGGGATATAAAGGATTAGCACTTCCAAGATTATCATCACCGTATGTCCCCATGGCTGCGGCATCCCTGAAACTTACAGTCTCAGGGTATTCGCTGTAGAAGAAAGCTCTCAAATTGAGACTTCCACAAATTCCATTGAGGATTACAGTCATAGAATTACCACTAATGTGGGTTCCCGACTGCAAACGGATTAAATCTCCGTTCACGGCAACGTATGCATATACCATGTCTGCTGCCATAGCAGACATTGCTCTGATATCAGTCTCATCGTACTGACACTCAGAGGCCAAATCGATACAAATTCTCAACGCCGCAAGCAATAGCTGCGATGTAAGTTTTTGATCATATTTGGCGTAATCACCTCCAATAAGGCGATCCATACCAAACTTGGTAATGTGCTTATAAAATTCCTCCCATTCCGGTCCATGACAATTAATCCCTACTGCGCAGTCTGCTAACAGAGGATTCATTTGCAAGAACCGAATAATCGGAAGGAAATATTTCCTAACAAGGAAGGTCAACGTAATTGGATTGGCGTAGAATATCCTACACTTCTTCTTATGTCGGGGCAAAACTTCATCCTTCTTGCAAGCTTTTGCAACTGGATATGCCCTTTTACCTTCCTTATACAAAGCCTCAACACGAGCAATTTCAGCCATAATTTCTGGCATAAATTCTCTGTTCAAAGGCTTATCT